TTGCGTCGAACATCTTACTCGGGCCGCTACCGCCGACATGACCTTTGCGCCCAACATGTCCACGATCTCCGCTTGATGCAGTGCCGACTTCGCGCACGTTGTGTTTGCGATCAGCGAATTGCACAAACTGTTTCATGCCGTCGCGATATGCACGTTCTGCCGTGCGCCATGACCAGTGACCGTACAAGAAAATGCGACTGCGATACTTTGCAATCACACGCGGTACATCATCGGCAGTTTTACACTGATCTAGATCACGTTTAAGATCGGGTAACAGGCTTTGTTCGAGGTACTTGCGGTTTTCTTTGATCGAATCATCGACAATGGAACGTGGTGCGACAACCGGTTGGTCAAATTTTGCAATCCAACCGCGTTCTTTCATATCTTCAAGCGCGCGCGTGAATCCGATGTTCGCCGCCGTCTGCAAGTTGAGTTCTGCAATACGATGTAGGTCGGCAACAATGTTTACAACAACCGGAATATGATGCCCAGATGATCCAACCGACACCGAAAGTTTATGCTCATACGATGTGAGCGTTTGCCACATAGCATGCTGATAACGCTTGATTGCAACCTCAAGCGTTATTACATACATTCTGCGCGCATTTAGCAGAACACGATTGATTGTTTTGTCAACTTCAATCAAATCGGATTTTGCTTTAGCGAAACTTGTTCCGCTAGGCATCGTCGCTTATGCGCATTTCTTCTGTTGATGCAACGGCATCTTCGAACTCTTGCACAGCATTCGAATTTGAAAGAATGTAGCGTGCAAGTCCGGTGCGAATTTGCACAAGTGGCTGCATTGCCTCTTTCAAAATCACCGTGTACATAGCACGACGCAGCACATCAGTTTCCTTTTGACGGATGCGCGTAGCACCTTCATTCGCCATAGGATTGTTCGCAGGTTTGCTATACGCGGGGCTAGCAGATGTTGCGTTTGGCCCTGTGGGTGCTGAATGCTCGTTGACCTTGGTCGAGCCAGAGTTCGGCTTCTGCCCAGCCGGTACACCGTTGCTCTGGGCTGATGGGTTAGGTTCTTGCTTGAACCCCGCGACTGCCGGTGGAGTGGGTACATTGATGATCGGCGGCGCGGTCGGCGGAATCTTCGCCGTAAGTTCTTCTTGCACCGATTGCGCGTTGACGACATCCGGGTTGTGCTTGTTGTCCTGTCCGTACACATGTGCAATAGACATACCGGCTTTTGCTTCCAAAACCATCATGCCCCACATCTCGTAGAAATCATACGACGAGATACCGAGTTCTTTTGCCGCAAGCGTTGCGGAGATCGACTTCGGCAACCATTCCATTGCTTCCATTAAAGCAATGTCTTTCAACTTCGCACTGCGATCTTCTTGTGCAATTGAAGGGAACGAAAACTCTACAAGTTCGCGTGCATACTTACCGGATTTCTTGATTGCCTCGATACGTTTCTTTTGCTTTGCATTCAGTGGCGCGCGCCCTTTGATGTTGGTGTTCTGTCCGACAAGTGCGCCTGTTTCGGTAAGTGATTCACGCGAAGTTACTGTTTCCTTGCGTGTTACATTAGTATTTTTTGCTGATGTAAGTGCTTGACGATGCTCATTTTTCTGCTGATTAAGCGCAAGTTCATGCTGCTGATCAGATTGTTTACCAAGCATCTGTTGCTGCTGCTGCGCCTGTTGGTCGGCGGCTTCTTGCTGCTGCTCTTGCTGCTCCTCTTGTGCAGTTTCGACTTCACCTTTAACATCATCACGGTTCGGTAGTTCTGCCTCCGTGGTTTCCAAGCGTTTAACAGTACGCGCGTCACGTAGCACATCATCAATGTTAATGATGCTGCTTTCAGCGAGATTCTTAATCACACGATCAAAGATAGTGTATGCAATTCGCATCTCGAACTGCTGACGAGACTCGTAGCGTTTTGTACCCGGCTCAACAGCAGTGAGAACACCGGCACGCGCACCACGCGCAGACATACCAATAAACTCTTTTGGTTGACCGGTGCCTACTGCAAGCGCATTTGAAAGTGAATCAATCAACGGTGTAATGTTGCTTGCCGTCATACCGGATTGCTTTGCTTCAAGTTTGACTGCGTTTGTATGTACAAACGTTGAACCGGGTGAGAACGGATCGGGCAATTGAAGTCCGAGTGCCGTTACATCATTGTCACCGGAAGAAACTGTAATGTCCCAACAAAATGCGCCTTCAAGAATTCCTTTGATGACATGCGCGTTCATCAAATCTTTTAGACGCTTTGCCCAGCCAAGGATCGAAAAAAGATCGGTGCGACCACGCTTCTCGTATTCAGATACGTTCAACTTGAAGTGGCTGATTTGATCCGCAGGAATTTGACGAATGATGTAGCGCAACTGCGGCATATTTGATTTGACGTACAACTGCATCGGCGTGCTGTACTGCTGATGATAGTAGTAGACTTTGCGAATGTCCTCGGGATCAGTGACAATTTCCCAAATTGTTGATGGATCATCCGTACGAAAATCAGTACGACCGCGTTCATCATCGTTATCGTACCACTCGATAAACATCTCGCCTGCCCACCAACAATCGGTAAGCATATTCTCAAAACGTGCATAAAAGTCGGTGCGATCCGTGAACTCACGAAGTTCTTCATCAAGATCAATGTTGTTACACGTATGATCAATTCCACGACCAAGTGTAAAATACGTTGTGAGCATGACGAGTTGATGAGCCCAGGGATTATGGTTGAACGCTTCAAACGCTTTTGCATGCATATCAAGATACTGATGCAAGTATAGTTGCTTTGACCAAGGTCCACCCATCAGTGGAACGTACTCTTGATTTAGATCACGATTGCTACCGTAAACTGCTGATGAGCCTGTAACATAGTCCTGTCCGAATCCGCCTGTTGCATCTTGATCCGAACCATCAGAAAAATAATCACCTTCACGAAGTTTGTTGCGTGTCTGCTCAAGTGTGTAACCTTCACGCATCAAGCGCGTGGCTTCTTCTAATACACGTTGTGCAGCGCGATCAATTTGCGTCTCGCGTGTTGCTTGTGATGCCTCACGCAGTTGCTTTGGAGGTAAGATGCGATTGGTGAAATCGCTTGTCCAATTTTCAGCTTTCTTCAATGCTTCAAGCAAATCAGCACGATTAGAATAACGATGCGTGCGATACGTTTTGCCATCAACGCTCGCTTCATAAAGTGTTGCTTGCACATCCCCAATTTCGACTCCGTTGTGATCTTTTAGAAACAACGGGTCAAATGGGACAAACTTTGGATTCTCCAATCCTTCAAATTCTTTATCGGGATCATAGGAGCTAGCAGTGCCGTTAGAAACTGAAGTTGTAATCCTGGGCCTGCTGCCGTTTCCATTACCGTTTGGAACTTTGATCGTCTCACGCACAGCTTCACTAATCGAAACGAGTCCGAGTGCTACCAAACTGCGCGCAATTAGTTTTGGAAATGTCGTTGCCATCAATACCTCGACCTCTGCTCGTAGTGCCGTGCGGTTCCAATCACTGCCGTCGCTCGTTTAGATCGGACATTGATTGCTTTTGGAGATGCCTGTGATTCGGACATCGCGATCAAATAGTAATTGGTTGCGTGTGCATAGTGGTCCTCTCCTAAACGTTTGTAGATTGCACGCATTACTGCGCCTTCATCATCTGTTTCGTTTTCTTTAGCGAGATTACACACTTGCGGTACATACTCATCAGGTATGTTACGCGGAAGCACGACATCACGTAAAATAATCTGTTCGTACATTGCATCGAGTGATTCTGTACGATTCACAATTACTTTATGTTCGCGCTTATCGCTTGCATCTGCTGGTTGCGTCCAAGTGTAGTCGCCTTTTTGATCTTTCGCGTAATAGCAGAGAAACACACGACCAGGAAAACGTTCAGAAAATGAACGCGCACTGTGTTGATTCGGTGTTCCGTCAATGACACAACGATCAACTTCGTACGTGCGCATAATTTGATCAAGTTCATCAAACTTCGCCACTATGCACACAAGCAATACGTTATGTTTCTTACCATACTTCTCGCGCTTACCAATCACGATGTGTAGAGCGTCACCTTTTTGATCGACGCCCATGAACGTGTGTATGTCTGGATGCATTTCGTAATCACCACGACATGAATTCACCATATCGGGCGAGACGCGCATGGAAGCAGAAGAATAAGGAATACCAAGTTTGGAACGCATAAACTCGGGACGACGACGGCCTGATTCATACTCTGCCATCATGTCGGAAAGATCAAGATACGATGAATACAATCCGCATACATGATAACCACGAACACGTTTGATTGATGGCGCTTCGGGAACCCATACCCCATAACCGGCTTCAAGTTTTGCTGCGCACTTGCGACACTGCAAGTATGATTCGGTTTCACTTACGCGCTTTACGCAATCGGGAAACTGAAATTCCAAGATATTGCGTGTCTCGCACTTCTTGCAAATGAGATTCCAATAACGACGATCACTAAGACGAAACTCACGATCAATGCCATAACCATCAAACGTTGGAGTTGAAAGCTTTAAGCGCCATTTGAGCATTGAGTGATTCAAACGTTGATCAGCAAGTGCTTCCGATGTTTCAGAAACTTCATCAAGTTCATCAAAAATCAAACAATCGGCGGGAATTGATTTCATTGCAATCGACGATTTCATTCCACGAAAGTACAACCAACCGCGACCAACACGCCGAAGTCCAAGTGAATCGTCTTTACCGATGATTTCCTGTAAATGTGGGGAGTTATCCATCATTGGTGCAACGCGTGTCTTTGAGAAATCTTGCACATCAGTATCAGTTGGGAAGAAGTAAATTGTATTCTTCCCAAGTTTGTCACAAACGAACAATGACTTAACAACTGCATAGATGCTAAGTCCCATTTGCGCAGACTTTTCGATCACTTGGTACTTGTGATCGTCTAAATAGATGTCAATCAAATAGTTATGAAGATCAAACGAAAACTTTGTGCCATCTTCCAAGTACAGATATTCTTCTGCATATCCGTATTGAGTTCTATTGGCAGCTTCGCGTGCAATATCTTCGTTAGAGATCATCGCGTCCCGCTTGTGGTGTTACGTCGATGATGTCTGCATTCGGTAGCCCGCGTTTGTTTTGTTCGCTCTTACGCAAAAGTGCGGCAAGATCAGAATCTTTAAGCTCGATCTTCAACGTTTGCACTGTGCTGTTCTCGCTACGATCAGTCGGGTTGCCAGTGAGCAACTGTTCCGTCTTAATAAGCGCAATATATTCCGTGAGCGTAACTTGGATGTTGCCATCTTCAACATCTTTTTCGAACTGCGCTTTTAGTTTCCCAATCGTTTCCAAGTCTTTCTTGGTGCGCGCAACATGATCGGGAAGCATCGTCTTAGCGATTTGTCGTGCAACTTCTTCGCCGGTGTGCTGGGCTAACTCTTGCCACTTGAACTTGGATGACCAGCGTTTAAGTGTCGGTTCACTTACCTCGATGTCTTGTGCTTTGCACAAAGAGAGAAGTTTGAGTACAGTTCGTTCGTCCCCCATCGCGACAAACATCTCGAACACCCGTTGTTGCAACGGGTTCATGTATACTCGTTCGATCTCCGCTTCTGTCACTGTACGGTTTTAACTCCCCACCAAATTGTACATCATCCGGTAACATGCTCATTTGCGCGTTGTCGTCTTTTGCGTTCTCGATCATTTATGCGTAACGTATCTATGCGGTCATCTTTGTCGATGACATCATTTGCGTAATCCATATTCGTCGGATCAAGCGATACTTCCGTTCTACTGATACGGTGCAGTTGCGAACTTGTGAGAACCGGACACTGTGGATCAGGATACTTCGCCAAGATCGCGTCCGCTTCCAGATCGGTTAGAGATGCTTTCACGACGATACCTCGAACGTGCATGATCTACTGCGAGTACCGTTTTGTTCACACGTTGTGCGATTATCTCTGCGGTAAGTGTACGATCATGTAGAAGTGCGATCATCCACGGTTGCCATGTGCGCGATTTGCTATCGTGTAACCATGCAAGTAATCTTTTTAACCCGCGTGATTCCGTTATGTACAGTGAACGAACAGTAATGTTCAATTCTCGCGCGGCGTTTGCCGCAGTCTGATCTTCGATGAGATGTCGCTGGATCGCTAGGCGTTGACTGTGGGTAATGATCCTTGTAGGGGAGGTAGGATCGTCACCCAGGGCTTGACGGAGATCGAGAAGGATCGTTGCCGAAGTTACGTCGTGCATGCCCTCAAGCACACGGTAACGTCGAAGTGCAGCCCGCAGGGAGCGTTCGGTGAATTGGTACTCGTTATAGTTGTTGTTATTCACGTACCCTCCGGGCGGGGAGTCTCCTCTGATTGTACAGCATTTGCCAGGGCTTCAACAACCTTTTGGGAGTTGGTCCGGGCAGTGAGAAAAAGACTACCACCACGCATGCACGGCTCTTTTCCCGGCACTCCCATCGAGACTTTCTTACAGCGCATGCAACCGGTAAAGTGTAGACGAATATCTTTCATTGCGTACTTTTCAGTCGCATCTGTTGCACGATCAATAAACTCAAATACCGATGCTTCATCTTTGAATGCAATTAACGCAGAGTTGTTGAGTAAAATTGTAAAACCGTTAGAATCTAAACGATACTTGAATCCGTTGTATTCAAGAATTGAACGATATTGTGCGGCTGCAACTTCAATCGGAATTGACTTGAGAAGTTCTTCGGGTGAACTAACGCTAAGTTTCATGCTTTTTATCTCGCAGTTGTTGTAAACGACTGATGAGTTTTTCATGTTCCTGTTGTGTTTGAATGAGATTGTAGAATGTGATGTCATCCACTATGAAATAATCTTTGTTACTACGTGAACTGTCAAATCGCACTGCAAGAAATGCAGGAACACCAAACTGCATTGCTTTTTTCACTGCATCATCAATCCACGAACGTTTGACGACGAGTGAATCAGCAGTGGTTGATTTGCACTCGATGTGCATTGTGTTTGTCACTGCAACATCATTCGGTGAATGATCTTTGTTGCCACTTCCCGGCTGCGCGTGACCACGGTTGAAGATCGCTTTCAGCCGACGCGCGATCTCTTGCTCTTGGCGCTGATCAGGTCTGAGCATTGATGGCCTCCTGGGCACTGAGGCGACCGATGATGTCGTCGTCGGGATCGAAATCATCCCCCACCCCGTAGATCACTTCGGACGGCAAAGCCTGTGCAGTCTGCTGCACATCGAGCGATTGGCGGGTCCTGATCTCCACCCCAGCCGCGATCTCGGAATTGCTACGTAGGTAGCTAGTAAGATCGTCCTTGCCATGCGCGACACGATTGCCGTCGATGTTGTAGTAAGTGCCAATTTTCTCAACAACACCGGTAAGCACGGCAAGTTTTGCAAGTTCCTCGGTGCGATCAATGCCGATGACTTCGCCTTCACTATACAAGTCAAACGTTGCAACGCGTCCTTGTTTTGCATTGTTCTTATTCTTACGCACGCGCACTTTTGTTTCGTGACCGACTTCAACATCTTTCTCGATGTACCCACTCTCTTGTTGCACATCTGCTTTGAATAGATCACCGCGTGAGATTTCAAGTTGCGTTGCGGCAAAGAACGGAAGCGCGCGACCACCAGTGCGTTTGTCTGCCGGTGGTTGTCCTTTGAATCCGCGCCCGCCGATGTTGTCGCGCATCTGCGAGATAAAAAACAACGTCGAGTCACTACGTTGCAAGAGTCCGCTACCGATGCAGAGACGCAAGAGCGATGCAATACCGCGCGCAGTGTACGCAACGGTTTGCTTTTCTTCACCCTTTTCTTCTTTGATCTTGTACTCAGCATACGTTGTCATCGCCGCAGTCGAATCCATACCGATGCATGCAAACATCTTTTTGTGCAACATGACTTTGAGCATGTCGGTACACCATTCGAGAAACATACCCTCGATCTTATCACCGAAATTTTCTGCGCGAACAAGAGCGAGACGATCAGGATCACCGCCCAGCATTTTGAAACGGCGTGGGTCAAACGTACCTTCAAAATCAAACAGCACCGATGGTGCGTTCTCGACGCGTTGTGCAGTTACCGCAGCCATCTCGAATGCAAGTGTCTTACCAGCAGATTGTCTGCCGATAGTATCGACTACGGTGCCTTTGCCGTAACCACCACCGAGTGCAACGTCGAGTGCAATACTACCACTGCCACGATACTCGCGTGCTTTCAGGGTGGATGCTGGGCGAAGGGCGCCTTCCCCGAATAGTTTGTCGAACTCTGCAAGATCAAGCAAAGCGTTTACTCATTTTCTTGATGATCGTCCTTGCAAGTTCGTTGGGACGAATGTCATGTTTCACCGCGAGATGAATCAAGCACGACATTGTATCACCGAGTTCTTCTTGAAGGCGTGTTTCAAAATTCTTGTTGTGAACTGAATCATCATCGTGACCGACAACTTCAGCAAGTTCAACTAGTTCACCACCAGCGTATTTGAGAATACCGAGATCATTTAGTTCACCAAGTGCATAGCCTTTGGTTACATGATGTTGATTCTGATCGTGCGCTTGCATGATGTAAACAAACACATCTTCCATTGTTACCACAGCAAACTGTTCATCAGTTTCGGAATTATCTTTCATCTATGTTGTACGTTCCTTTCCGAACGTGTTGCGCTCCGAATCGCGTGATGTCATCACTTTGCGAATGCCGTCGAACAACGAATTTGCGTGATCAAGTTTACCTTGGAGACGCTTGTAAACGTGTTTTGAGAGGTCAACGATCACGGCCTCATCTGCTGCAACAAGTTCGGCCTGTGCTTCTTTATCAGGGATTGTGCCAGTAGCTTTCAAATACGCATCAGCGTACACAGCTTTGTTAGCCGCCTTGCTAACATCATGTTCGATTGCCGACCGCTCTAGCATGTCATGTAAGCGATACATCAAAATTGGAAGTCTTAGCACAGCACGTTGCAACGTTTGATCACTAATTTTTCCTTTGTCGCTACGCAGTTCATCAAGCAGCTTGTCCATTGTGTCAACAAACTCATCAATCTTCTTGCTATAACTCTCCACGATCTCGTCCACGATCTGTTCACCGCGTCGTGCAAGAGCGCGTACCTCATCGTATTTCTGCCGGAGAACTCCTATCCGCGCCGATTGCAATGGTGCTAACGATTTTACTTTTTCCGCGACGAGTGTAGGGTTCGTGCTTGAACTCTCCTCGTTCAATGGCTTCACCATACTTAACGAGACAGTAGGCGTGAAGTTTGTCGAGTCCGGGGTCTTGTCCAATTTCAATGTTCCACTTCTTGTACGCTTGCAGAAGAACTTGTTGCTTCTGTGCTTGCCCTTTGCCGCACACAAATTTCTTTAGTGTTGACGGTGACACAGTGACGACATTCCAACTTTGTTGACTTGCGTAATTCATAAATGCACAAAACCAAATGCCCATATCGAACAGATGCGCGATGATCTTTGTACTGCCGTTCTCAGTTTTAGCATGTGCCGCACGCAGTAGTGGACCTTCGACGTATATTGTGATTTCGCCAATATCCGCTCCATGTGAATCGACAAAATCGCGAATCGCGTCTATCTGATCATTAACACGATCAAAACCACCCTCCCAATCTTCTGTTGGTGGGATGGCTATGATTTCGTGAATCACTCCGTCGCTGATGCCGGTAGACGCAATCGACGGATCAACACCGATGATCACTCGGCGTCACCGACACGCGATTGTTGATCGGTGAGATCAGGGTGTTCCTGGGCGCATGGTTTCTGCCACGGACAGTAGCGACACCAATCGACGACAAGCGGTAGTTCGATGCGTTGCACATCCCCGCGCTTGAACTGCTCGATCCAATTAGTCATCTTCTCATAGATGCTAACGAGTTTGCGCTGCGCAACTTCGCTGTATGGTGTGTCGTAGATTTTGAGATCGTGCGTATCTTTGTTTTCGTAGAGCATCATCCAGAAGTCGGCTTTGAAATCAAGTTTGTCGTATGAATGGTGCTGCAGCATGTGATCTTCATTTGGCCCGGTCAACAATTCAAAGTACCGCGCCTTCATTGTTTTGAAATCTAACACCGCGTGTAGCGTTTCATTCTCGAACTCAAACTCGATCATGCGATCTAATGTTCCCGACATATCGAGTTCGACGTTTAGCCGATGTTCTTCTGCAAAAATAGTACGTACAAGACCACGTTCATGCAAGGCATCAAACATCATGTGCCAACGAACGTGTCCAAACGTTCCGTTGTAGAGTGCGCGTATCTGCCGTGCCGGTCGCGTGATCACACCCGGTGTGAGCATCGTTGGTGCTTCACGATACACGATGTCATACGCTTGTTGCTGCGGACATTTGCCTGCGGCTGATCCACGAAAACGTCCCTTACGTTCACCCTCTGCTGTGTCGATGTACTTCTTCAAATCATCAGCATGTGTTGAGAGATAGAAATCAAAGGGCGTTGTCATGCGATTGCGGCGTGGATCGAAAACTTCTTCTAAGCAGTAGTCATCAATGACTTTGCGTAGATAAGTGCTTGGTGACTTCTTTGCTTTGTCATCAGCTTTAATCGAGCCAACGATTGCAGCAAGTCCAGATGATGCAGATTTTTTAGCCATGCTTCGACGCTTTTAATGCGATTTCGCGATGAACTTCTTGCTGATCGTAGACATAAACACCCCAGCACTGCGGGCAGATACGAAGATCAAGTGCAGGTAGCTTTTCTTTCTCACCCTCAATTCGTGAAAGTGGTTCGGCAGTCACATTAACGCCGATAACACTAACATGAACGTAGTCCTTGATGACATTGCCACAACCAAGGCTACAAATAATTTCAAGATTTCCCGTAAGTTGCCGAACGTTTGCTTTGATTAACTGTGAGAGTTTTGGTGCAGACATTAAATTGCTTCTTCCTCTAGATCAAGTTTATCATCAAGTATTGTGCGGTCGCCCCATCTTGTAAGTATCTCAGGTTCAACAGCAATTGGTACGTTTAATGGATACGCGTTTTCCATCGTGCGTGAAAGTGCGTGCATTGAATCTTGATGATGTGAGAGCCAATTTTCCGGCACTTCATAAATAAATTCATCGTGAACCTGTAAGAGAAATTGATACGGCCAGAGGTTTGCTTTTATCTGCTCATCTTGACGTAAGAGAGCGAGCTTTGCAAGGTCGGCGGCTGATCCTTGAATGATCGAGTTCACTGCTTCACGTTCACACATCGCAATCAATGCTTTGTCTTGTGACTTCATCGCCGCAGGTAAACGACGCTTGCGACCTAGCAACGTCTCTACGTATCCGTTTCGACCGACAAACGTGTGTGTGTTATTGATGAAACGTTTGATGCCGGGATATGTGGCAAAATAAAGTGCAATAACCGCTTTTGCTTGTTCCATTGTACGTCCAGTTGTCCAACCGAGTTTGGTTGGCCCCATGCCGTAAAGAATTCCAAAGTTAATCGTCTTCGCAAGCACACGCTTTGCAACAAGATCATCACGATTCGGATTTGCCGCGTATTCTTCAAACGATACATCAAGCATGTCGTGCATGACTTTGAGATGAATGTCAAGTCCCTGCACAAACGCATCAATCAATTTTGGATCGTTTGCAAAGTGCGCAAGCAACCGCAATTCAATTTGCGAAAAATCCATCGAGACAAATACGCATCCCGGCGACGGAATGATTGCACGACGAATTAGTGGACCGATGCGTTTAGGCAACTGCTGCAAGTTTGGAAAACGTGATGACCAACGTCCGGTATCAGTTCCAACGGTATTAAACGATGTGTGAATCTTACCGTTGAACGTGTGCTTCGGAAGTTTCTTCCCAAACATGTTGTCGATAGTTGACCACTTGCGAAACTCTAAAATGTCTTTCGCGATTGGGTAGTCTGGCTTTAGCGTCGAGAGAACAGATACATCAGTATGGTTCCCATTGATGCGAGGAAGGCCCAGCATGTCAAAAAGTGCAGAGGCAAGCTGTTCGGGTACGGCAAGATTGATCTCGCCTGTTTGTGCAAAGATGCGTGCCTGGGCTGATTCCTTACTGCTCTTGATTACCGGCAGCACTTCGGCTGTGAAGTATTCCTGATCGAATCCTACACCCCGACGTTCGGCCTCATACGCACGTAGCATCGTTGGCATCTCAACATCGAATATGAGATCATGCAGATTCTTGTGCTTCGGTTGCGTAAGGTGTGACATTTGAAATTCATAGAGTCGGTATGCAAGTTCCGCATCCTTGCATCCGTACTGCACAGCAACACGCAGAGGCCACGTTTCAAACGGTGCGGCGTGGGATGCTTTCCATCCGGTAGACTTCAAATACTTTTGACACAGTGCTTCAAGATCGTGATCTTCATTCTCGTTTAAGATCACCGATGCAATCAACGTGTCGAAATCAACGCCGTCCATCTCTATACCGAATTGCTCACGAATGAAGTGCATATCAAACTTCATCGCATGATTTATTTTACGGATACCGGGATCGCAGAGAACTTCCGCAAGTGCATCTGCAACTTCATAATCTTCAAAATTTCGCATTGCATGTACCATGCGAATCGGAATAAAATACGCCGTGTTGTTCACAGGCGTATAGACGTTTACTGCGACGATTTTGCAGCGTGGATTGTACCAAATTTTTCCGCGTGTCTCGACATCAATGGTGCAGACGCGACCCGCTTTGATCGCATCTGCCACCGATGTTAGCTCGTCGAGTGTCTTAACGAGTTTGTAGTTAGGCTGAATAACAACGTTGCGATCAGTAGTGCGCAATGCAATAAGCGTCTTTTTTGCCTTCACGCGATCCGTTACGCGTTCAGGTAAATCTTCGATCAGTGCAATTTGTGCATCGCTCGTTGTTCTAACTTTCACCTAAAATGGAATTTCGTCGTCGAGATCAGCGTAGTCATCATCAGTCGGTGCTGCATCACCTTCGTCATCAACTTTCTTTGCTTTCGTGCTACGCTCGAATTGCATAGCAATCTTCTCGACCTCGGAATCATCCTTGATCGGAAAATCCTCGCCGATGTCGGGAACTTCAAGTGCAAGTTCCGCCTCTGCCAACGGACGCTCCGTGTTAGAGACAATGATCCACTTGTACTGTGTGGACTTTTCTTTTCCGATGCGTTTGATCTTAATGTCGGACATGGTGATGTCACCATTCGGCATTTCTTCAATGCAACTTTGTACTTCCGCAAGTGCGTTGCGTCCGTACTCGATCATCTGCACGCGATCTTTCTTCTCGTCTTTGCGCACACGAACCGGAATGAACGTGCGCAAACTGCGCGGACAGTTCACACGGCAAAGTGGGCAGATGGTCGGGTCCGCTTCATCCTCTTGTGTCAAGCACCGCGTCGAGTTAATGATGCGAAACTTGTTGTGGATGAAAAGCGATTGAATCACCGGACGATCCGGCTGATTTTCGTCTGGCTCCGCAAGTGCGAGAACACGAATAACTTTTGGTTCTTCACCGGGTTTGATTTTGAATGGATCGTATGCAAGTCCGGTGTGTTCATCGTGATACTGTTGTGTCTGTTTCAATCCGCGCATGTGTGTTGGCCTTTCATAGCAAAGCGCATTTGTTGTTGTTGTTCGTGTTGTGTAATTTGTTGTCTGGCTTTCTTTGCATATTTGATGATGCTTTCTTCGGAAAGTTCGTTCGGGTCTTTCCCACCTTTGTATTCAAGATTTATTGTGAACACAATTGGACGGACACGAAGATAGATTCCGTTTTGTGCCTCACGCCCAGCATCATCAGCATCAAGCGTGAGAACAATTGCTCGGGGAGTTTTCTTTAAGAGTTCGGTGATTGCTACATCGTGGAGGAACTTACCGCCCAGAGCAATAGCCGAGTGTTCCGTATGTGAAAACTGCCGGAAAATTTGATCCAAATACATAGCATCGAATTCGCCCTCTGCGATCCAGACGATTGATCGAGGCTTAATAAGATGAAGTCCGTAAAGAAGGGCACGCGAATCCCCATTCGACGACATGTGATTATACTTATAGTTTACAGTGCGACGTTTGACTCCACAGAGTTTACCGACGCGATCAAACCATGGTAACGTAATTGCGTTCTGCTCTTGATCAAAACCAATTTTATAACGTCGCAGCGTTTCTTCATTTAGCTTGCGATCATAACAGTATTCGTGGCGGAACGCATAGTTGCGTAGTTCTGCATCTGTTACTTGTACAATGTAATCTTTCTGTGGTGTCTCTGGCCCGAATGATGTCGCTCGATGTTTGCGAATAAACGCTGCAACTTTGAATGGACCCCAACCGGTGAAACGTGAAACGTATGTTGCAAACGAACCTTTTGCATCGCATTTGAAGCAATGATAAATTCCTGGTTTATGTTGGACGTTTATGTATAGGTTTGGTTTGCCACCATCTTGCTTTGATGTGTCGGGGTGAAAAATACATGGTGTGACAAACTCTTTCGGTCCCTCTACGAAGTCCACACCTAGCTCGTTGCACATGTTTCTGATCGAGGACATGTTCAAAATGAGTTTGTCTGTATCTTCAAGCGGAGGTACAGTGCGCATCAGAAGCTACTCGTCGCATCGAACGGTAATGTGGAATCAAACGACTCGTCCACGGTGCCATCGTCAACGCGTTCGTCGCCTTCAAGACGAAACGATGTGAGGTGTCCGGTGTCGATGTCATAGCGAAACGAGAAGATGCGTCCACTCGGTGCATTACGGTTCTTACGAATCGCAACGAACATGCGTTTATCCGAGGGCATGTAGTGAAAAGTCATCACGCGGTTCGCGTACTGCTCAGTCGCGCCCGACTCTGCGAGATGATGAAGTTCGGGTAACGCTAGCAGCGGATTTGCGTCACGCTGTTTCTTACTTGTCTGCGTATCAGGATTTCGATTCGATTGATGTGCAGCACGAATTGGTATGTTCGTTTGAGTCACAATTGCTTTTAATTCATCCATCAGGTACATCAAACGATTACGCGTATCTCTACCTTCACGCATCGGATCGGTGAAAAGTAGTCCATCAATCATAACAATGTCCGGCGAATCGTTACGAACAATTGCAGCAATATCAGCCGTTGTAAACCGACCACGCGAAAACGATTCATAAAATTGAATTCCACGCGATGCAGTTTGTGCTTGATCGTTATACCATTCGATCTCGTCATCCGTCATGCGACCGGACTGCAAGCGCATCATGGACAAATGGTGCTGCATTGAATCGAGTCGCAGCCCCATCTCGAACGCCGTCATTTCGGGGGAAATAAACGACACACGCTTTCCCTGTAAGGTCGCCATGTGTGCGCCCCACAACAACAGGAGTGACTTACCGTTACCTGGGCGTGCAACAAGAAGTTCGATCTCGCCCCTTTGCGTCCCCGACGTAAGTTCGTCAATTTCCTCAAAACCGGTTGTAATTCCTGATAGACCCTCGATCACACGGCGCGATGAAAGAATCTTCGCACGTTCGGTTTGATGGGTGTAGAGATCAACGCCTGATGAAATTGTTTTGATGACATACGGACGCAGAGTGATAATCTCGCGTTCGAGTTCAAGGATTGCTTTCTTCGGATCAAGTTCGCGCAGTTCTTCGGTTGTCTTTGTGATCGTTTGCAGACGAGATGCAAGGTAGTCTGCTTCTAGCTCATCTGCGTACCATTCTACATCCTCAGTGAGTTCGAGGTAATCAAAGTCGGGCCACTGCATACGAAACGTATCGGGTGACATGCACTTGTTGAACTGTGCTTCGTAGATTAGCAGCATGTCGAAAATTTCGCGGTAGTAGTCTGCTGTGAAGAATTCCACTTTAACAAGATGCGAATACTTTGCAAGCGAACCAGCTTGCACTAGCCGCAAAATAATCTTGTGTTGGTTGCTCACGCAGTGCGCGCATCCGAAAGAAACTCTTGCAGATTCATCGGTAGCTTTGTGATGGAGTCATACACAGTGAAGATGGTTATCTTTCCAGTGCGCTTGCGTGTTAGCAGTATGTTTAACAGACGTTCGTGGTACTTCGGTTCTACGCGGTCGATGTCAACCATGACAACGACATTCACGGTTGAAAGCATTTCCTCGATGTTGTTCTCGACGCCATCGGTGAATTCGTTGCACTCACGCATACGTCGCGGAATGTGTACGTACCAAAACCGTTCCGTTCCAATTTGCGTCCATTTGTTTTGAAACGAGTGTTTAAGGATCGCAACTGCGCGTGCTTCATCTTTCTTGCAGTCAATCAACCGTGGATACTTGCAAAACCATTGTAGGAAACTTCCATACGGATTCCACGGAACTCCGTCCGGTCCAACATCGAGGTACGAAAACTTACCCTGATACTGCGGCGGAATCTCCGCTACTCGTTCCCCACGTTTCATCGCTAATTGCACCGAACAGAATGTTGCGTTGGGAATCGCTGAAAGTTCTTTGCATCTGTTCCCGGCGCACATTGAACATTGAAACAAGGTGATTGACTCGGACGACATCGAGTGGACCTTCTGCATTTAGCAATTCGGTGATCTTACGCTCCGCAATCTCGTTCATCGGTTCGTTCTCGGGCGCATCTTTCTCGTCGGGTTTGAGATATGTAACATAAAACAACACCGACTGTATAGTAAACTTCGGATATTTTTCGTTCACAACCCGGTGCTTGTTCTTACGCGCCTCTATAACAACTGCTTTCACTTTTTCCGTGTCGCCGTTGTACCTTGCAATCAGCTTTGCCCATGAATTTTTTGCGGCATTCGAGTCGTCGCGATTGCCGAATGGTAATGACCCATACCAGTAGATCAGGTTGTCAACGGGAGTACGTGGGCGTCCCCCTGGGCTGATGCGCACCGGACGGTCTTCTGCACTGCCCGGAGGTGTGCGATCAATCGGACTAACGATCTTGCTCAT